TGCAATTTCTCCAAGGTCATTAATACTACGTGCTTGTACTGCAAGTGCATCAATGAACTTAGATCCGCCTTCAAGGTCTACAATAAGATTGTTTTCCAGCTGTGCTACAGCACTGGTCTTACCAGCTTTGGGCAGGCCGTATAAAACAAGATATTGTGGATTTGTAGAAGTTGCAGGAACTTTTTTAGTAGGTAATATTATCATGTGACTTATAGTTCTATGATTGATTAAAGATTAATGTTAATATTCGTCGTACCGTACGTATAAATATTAATAATAATCTTCTTTGTATTTGTTGTTAGACCATTCAAAAACGACAAATCGGTGAATTTGTTATACTTGAACGTATCAAAACCGATCTGAATCTCATCATCGTAGAAGATAATGGGAGTACCATCGGACAACGTATACATCTCGCCAATAATAAAAGGAAGATTATAAGTCTTCTTATACTTCTTATAATTAGCAAGGAATGTGGCAGCCTTAGTAAAATCGTTACTAGCCTTCAGTTTGCTACCACTACTAAAGATAATAGTGTCGTTATTTCCAAACAATGAAGTAAATGTACTCTTCGGCTTACTAAACAAATAAGAGTTCTTATCGATTATATCAGCAGTAATGATGTCATCAAGAATCTTAGAATAGTTGTCACCTGTATTGTTGAGAAAAATACTATCGTTATTATTCTTTGTATAGAAATTAAAAGTTTTTGTCATATTTTCAGCCTATGTTAAGTTAATACTTATCTGGTGCATTAACTTTCGATCAGATTGTTGTACATAAGGTCATTCTCGAATTCTAAGATGCATGGTTTTCCAGCATCTCTATTTTTCAACATGTGAATATACACTTTGTTGTTAGTAGGTAGGCGATTTGGGCCATATTCCTGTATGTTCAAAATTTCTGGTCTATGTATAACGAGTACATAATCACTCGCTTGAAAAATTGCATCAGATGATGATAAATCACTTCTCATCGGATAATGATTCGATGGGTTATTTATCCTTTCCGAAGACTCGATATTTCTATTCATCTGTGCGATTTGTATGACCGACGTAAACGGAAGCTTTTTTATTTGTATAAAAACTCTTTCAAGGTCGCTTATTGTTTCTATTACTGAACCAACTTGTTTGGTCAATAAAGCATGATCATATATCACAATAAAATGTTTACCAGTATTTTTTATATACTGGTTATAGAAATTTCTTATTGTTTGTTCTACTTGCTGAGGAGTTCCCGGATCATCTACAAAATAGATCGGGTAATTCTTCAGTTGATTGGATACTACAACGACTTTTCTGAAGGTTTCGTCGTCTAGGCTCGTTACCGAACTATACAAATCAGAAGTTGTTCTTCTAAGTTTATTTGAGAGCATCCTTCCAACCTGCCTAAATCCAACCATCTCAAGAGAGAAAGTAAGAATAACAATGTCTTCGTTTGGGTTCAAATCTATTACATCGTAAGATAGCTCATTTGCAAATGAACTCTTACCACTTCCAGAAATACCAGCTATGGTTATAACGACATTTGGTTCAATGCCTCCCATACACTGCTTATTTAACTTTTCCCATCTAGTTCTTAACGATACAATCTTTCGATCTTTTCGTCCAGCTATGTAAGTAATTGCTTCTTGAGCAACTTCTTTCATGCTGCGAATATTAGATAAGTTCTGTTCCATAAGTATTTACAGCTTTTTGTTCTGTATCTCGCATTTCTTCCTCAGAAACTTCCCATTGGTTTCGGCTAAGCCAATTCCACATAGTCATCATATAACTTATCTTTCCTTCTCGCATTTTTTTATTAAGCTCAAATTCAAGACATTTTATAATATGTTCTGCCATAGCAGAACTTCTTCCAACTTTTGTGTTGAATAAATGACGACATTTATTTATATTAGCTCTTAGATAGCTTTTTGAACCATCTGGTCGCATAACATAAACTGGGTACATATCATAGAAAATATCAAAATATGATTTTTCTAAAGAAACCGCGTTTCTTAACTTTTCAGTTGCTTGATATGTAATTGAATTATCTCTCTCGATCGAGATTATAAGTTTCTGATTCACTAAATATTGTATTTCGTCGTCGCTGATTAGGCTGACAATCTTGCGGACGTCTTGATATTTTGGTTGATTTTTATCCAATACAATACTTAGGAAGAGTAATTGATTTGAATTAATATCTGGAAATTTATCCAGAATGTTTGTGTTCACTTCAATAATCATCTCACTGACTCATTGGTTCTCAAGTTGGTTACTAAAATAACTCCAATTGTTGTTCAGTAAAGTCAGCAATTATCTTTTTGGCTTCACTGATATAGTAACGATAGTTAATCTTTCGATCTTCTATCGGCAGATCATCAAACTTATTCAGGATTGTTACTCCTGATTTAGTTAACATATTAGACCACGATTCTTCTGGGATATCATATTCGTGCGGATATCCCCAAGGATCTTCTAGTACAAAGTGTCCAGGATTTTCATTCTTTTTTACTTTATAAAGATATGGTCCATTTGTGCTTGCATAAAATCTATTGATACGTTGTATAGGTTTATCTCCATGTACAACTTTGAACTTCTTATCAACTGCTTGTGACATTAAGAAATCCCGGATATCTTTGTCCTTCTCAATAAATTCTGTCACTGGCGTTCCCTGTGTAAAGTATGCTATTATAGCTTTTGGTATTACTACCGGAGCCAAACCCTTACCTAATTTAGTCTTGGTTATAAACATACCTTTTTCTTCTATCTCACCACCTTTTAAGACCCCAAAGTAGTCATTAATAGCGTATTGATAGAATGCTTCATACTCGTCAGACTCAAATTCAAGTCGTGTTATCCGTTCCACTTCTGAGATGGCTTCCTGAATTCCTTCTCTAAGCGTGTTTTTAGCCCTGTAGACAACGCCATCTGTATTGACCTGAATGATTTCACATCCGAGGTCTAAAAGCCTGTCTACGAGCATTAAAAGTATTAGTTGACCGTTTATTCTAATCTTAAAAACGTTGAGCGGATCATACATCCAACTGACCTCCTGTTGCATCTTGCCTGTAGGAGAGTTAAGCACGATCTTTAAAAACAGATTCTTAACTTTTTGTCCTGTATGTTTTGCTTCTAAACGCTCGACTTTTAGTCCAGCAAACAAGTCGCAAAATAATTTTCCTAAGTGCCGAGGACCCCATTGGTATTCAATAAGTAGCGAAGGGTACATAGACGCTACATCTGCATGCCCAATGAATTCGTCTTCACCTGGGTGGAATATTTTTGGCGTATTGATGGAATGTATACCACCAACACCAACAGAATACACCACATTCGAGATAACAAACTTATTCTCGTAGCCTTTGCGTTCTTTAGAATACACGATCTGTTTCTTCATGTCTTCTAGAACGGCTTGTAACTTTGGATTTTTATATCGTATAAATGGTAGAATAACATCTTTCAATGGAATATAATCCATTGGAGAACGCATTTCCTTTATAACATTTTTAGGAATACCTGACTGCTGTGAGTATTTTTCAAGTAGAAAGGTTTCTGCCATTTTCACACTGTCCATAGATAGACAGTCGATACCGTGTTCTTGTTCAATAAACAAACGTAGTTCAACTTGTTCTTTCAAACGGTTTAATAACTCAGAAGTTGATTCTACATCGTTTATATTATACGCAATCATTTCGTCAATTTTATCTACTGGCAGAGGCTGATCAAAGTCTCCGTTGTATTCTTGCACATTTTTATAGTGCATGGTTACTTGCATGGTTTTTAAGCCTACACGTAACTTTTGACTAAATTGCATTGTGAGTAGATCCATAGATTTAAAGTAATGTGCATACTTCCATCTTTTGAGTCTCTCACGGCTTCCTTCTTCGTCTTTCACGATGTATGACGAAAGGTTAAAAAGCGACTGACAGATCCTCCGATAAGGCAGATCTGTCAGTTTTTCCTTGTAGTCTATGATATAGTTTATGATAACATCATCATAATGATGGTTGTTGTAGCCAACAAAGATTTTGTTATCATTTTCTGTGAACAACCGGATTAAGTTCCTAATATCATTCTTTCTTTCGGAGATTTCGATACAGGTTCGCGTCTTTAACTCTGTATCATATATTACTGCGTGAAATACGTTTGGGAAGATTTCTACGTCATAGACGCATGCTCTATCGTTTCGTATCCACATGACTCTAAGGTTCTTTAGTTAATACTAGTGCAATCTGTAGGATTCGAACCCACACCTTCAGTTTTCTACCACTCTATGTTACCATAGCCAAACAAAGATTTCACAGCTCAGACACGGGTACTCGTGTCAGTATTATATTCTATAAAATTATCAAGTCTTTTTAGAAATATTTCTAGAAGTTCATATTTTGACTTAAGTCTTATGTCTAAATCGTGAAAAATAACATTTAAATACTTCTCTCCACGTCTGGCTGTAAAACCTAAGTAGTTATATTGAGGATGTCTTTTCTCAATATATTTTTCTATTTTTATTTCAAAACCTTTATAATTCATAATTTCAACTGTTAGTTTCTGAACCTTCCAACTTTGTTAAGGCTGGAGTTGTTTGTTGTGGTTTGGACTGACATTACCATATTGAAACTCTTGCAAGATTGTATTAGGGCTTATACCTTTTAAGGGAATAGGTTCTTATGTAAACTATATCTTATATATAGCAGTTTCTATGCTCTGCTTTAATACAAATTTCAACTTAGGTATCTCCCGTTCAGTCTCTACACGATTATAAGTTGCACTACCCCAGCGTTGTAAGTGCTTGTCTATTGCGGTGGTCATTTGCATTACTTACATGTTTTCATACAAATTTAAACTTATTTTCGCTCGGTATAGTCCTTACACATTATTGGTTAGTGTATAGATTATAATGTAAGTTCTTATTTAATGATATAAGCATCTATTAACGCTTCCCTTAAATCTACTTGGGGCACTTAATTTACTTACATTTTTCAAAGGATTTCTACCGAATTTAGGAGATTCTACATAGGGATTTCTCGCCTATGTATAAATTTAAAACTGTTGCTCTACCGTTGAGCTAAGATTGCATTTGAGACAGATTTGATATTGCGTGAGTGATCTATGACCGTTTTCATCACGTCTTACTTGGCACTGTCTCGTTGCAAGTTATCTTATCTTGCGCCTCTCTTCGCGCGGTGAGTCCGCCAAGAGATTTTACTATTCTATTTATATTGAATTTCACGGATGGTTCGGACGCTCCATCTATTCCTGCGTGTCAATATGTTCTCACTTCAAGTAACGGTTGTACGCACCGTGGAATTCAACCACTCTCCTGTTTGTGCAGAAGAACTACGCTATTGTAGTAGTGCGTAGGACCACTTATGCGGCCTTAGGAAGTATTATACGTCCTTTCTTCCGCTTGTGATCCTTCAAGTTTGTGGCGACTAGTTTAGTATTTTTCGCTTTCTCTTTATCAGTCGCCTTCTGAGCTTTATTTAGGAGTTTTGACTTCTTAGGATCTAGATCATTAACCTTATGACCCTCTTCATTCTTATCCTTTAGCTCAGTTACTGGTTTTTCGGTGAACTTATTTTCACCTTCTTTATACCGACCAGTAAGCGGTAATTTGTCAAACATCGAGACAACGAAGTCTCGTATTCGTTCTATGGCTTGTTCACGTTCGTGTTCCCATGCAGGAATCAATTCGTCTTTAAACAAGTCATCGT